GCAGCTAAAGGAGTTAAAATGATAATTCCTTCTGCTAATCAGTTCTCAGCTGAAAGATTGTTAAAATCTCAAGGTAGAACTGGTACAGCTGATAATGATATCAATGCTGTTGCATCAATGGGAATGGTTCCTCAAGGTTATAGAGTGAACAATTTCTTAACTGATAGCGACTCTTGGTACATCATTACAGATGTCCCTAACGGTATGAAAATGTTCACTAGAGCACCATTAGCAACTGCAATGGAAGGTGACTTTGATACTGGTAACGTTAGATACAAAGCTAGAGAAAGATACTCGTTTGGAGTATCCGACTATAGAGGTATCTTTGGTTGCGAAGGTGCGTAAGCATAATTAAATTTTGTGGCCGGACATAGTTCGGCCACATTTTATAAATAGAAAGAAAAAACCATGAAACAATTCACCATTACAATTTGGGCATACGATCATTACGCAAAATTTAATGTTTTGTCTGAAGATAATTCAAAATCTGTCGAACAATCTATCCTTGACAAACTTGGAGAAAAGAGTATAAACTGGGAGTATCTCGGAAAAAACTATAATAACGAGATAAATCGAATAACTTTTGAGGAGGTTATTAATGATACAAGACCTATACAAACAAAAAAGGTCCTTGGAGTTGAAGTGGGAACAGGAGCATGTTGACCATGATAGATATACACTTAACATGGTTAGAATTGATGACAAAATTAAAGAAGTCATTACTGAAATTAAGCTTGAAGAAGCTAAAATTGCTCACAGGCAAAATTCTATTGAAGCTGCCGCTCCACAAGTTTCTGTAGCTACTTAATACAAAAGCTACATCGCTAAAATCGTACTTTTATGCAGGGATCTCTTGCACTCTATTAAAAAATAACATATAATTCTTTCACTATACAATTAATTTAGAACATAGACGCGTGTAGTCGACGGCCTAGAGACTATGTTCAGAAACTAGGAGGATATAATTATGGCAACAACAACGTTTAATGGAACGGTACGTTCCGATGGCGATATAAAAGCAACAACTAAGAACACTACTACAGGAGCATTTGTAGATTATGCTGCTATAAAAGCAGCGGGTGGTATGGAAATAGAAAAAGTTGCAAGCACTGGAAACAACATTGTAGCAGCAGGTACTTCAACAGGTACTAACAATGGAAGTTTAGGTACAGCAGCAACTATTTTTAAAGTTACACCTAATGCGCATGGATCAGGAATTGCTGATGATGCAATTAACACATTTGTTAATAAAGTTGGTGGTCTTATCTACACTACTATTCTAATCGATCTACATGGTGGATTAGCTTCTGGTGGTGGTGCAAATGATATTATTGGTACTGATGGTGGAGCAGCTAATGCTTACATCGCAGAACTAACAACTGGAGTTAATGGTATTCCATTTGAAGTAGAATTTGCATGTTTAGAAGTACCAACAGGTGGAGATCCGGATATTAATTTAAATTGTTCAGCGACAGCTACTGATGCAGAAAATGCAGCAGTAACAAGTGGAACAGAAATACTTAATAATGGTGACCTAACTTTAGGTTTTTATGTTTCTGCTGATGGTGGATCAACACTTGCAGCATTAACTAAAAAATATCTTTACTTGACTACTGGAGCAGCTACTGAAGCAGCTTACACAGCAGGTAAATTAGTTATTAAAATCACTGGCGCAGCTTTTGATTACAATAACGGTTAATAAATAAAATATGATGGGGCTTCGGCCCCATCTAGTAATCTTGATTAAGGAGGGATTATGGCAGACACAGTAACAGGACCAACTATCATGCAAGAAAACGATGCAAGGGTAGTTATCAAATATGTAAATGAATCAGACGGAAATGGTGGAACAACAGTTTTTGGTGATGTTTCAGCAATGGCGGCAAACAATGAAGGTGATTCTTGTCTACACTTAGTATTACAAAGAGTTTGGTTTTCATCTCAAGGTGGAGATGGTGGAGATTCTTATGTTCGTATGGATGAAGAAGATGATGATGGTGATATACCTATAATAGGTTTAACAGGATCAGGCTATTGGGACTTTAGAGAATTTGGTGGATTAAAAACTGATAAATCAGCTAACACTAACCAAAGTGATGTTAACCTTGTAGTCGCAGGTGCCGCAGATGCTGGAAACATGTATACGGTAATAGCAGAGTTTAAGAAATTATATTAGGAGATAACTGATGGCCAATACAACTTCAGGCACAGTTACTTTTGACAAAACATTTGCTGTCGATGAAATCATCGAAGAAGCTTATGAAAGACTTGGCATACAAGCTGTTTCTGGATATCAATTAAAAACCGCAAGACGTTCTTTAAATATAATGTTTCAAGAATGGGGCAATAGAGGTGTGCACTATTGGGAAGTAGGTGAAACTAATATTGATTTAATTGAAGGTCAGACTGAATATACTTTCTATAGAGCAAGCGGAGATGGAACAAGTTCAACGACAAATTCTCCTGCAAGCGTTTATGGTGTTGCTGATGTTTTAGAAGCATCTTTAAGATCAAATAGAACTGCAACTAATCAATCAGATTCAGCATTAACAAAAGTATCAAGAGCAACTTATTCTGCGTTAGCAAGTAAGTTATCTAAAGGAACACCATCAAAATTTTTTGTTCAAAGATTAGTGGACAAAACAACTATAACCGTTTACCCAACAGCAGATTCAACTAGTGCAGCTAAAGATTTACATTTTTATTATTTAAAAAGAATACAAGATGTAGATGCAACATATACAGATGCAACAGATTTACCATACAGATTTGTACCTTGTATGGTTTCAGGATTAGCTTTTTATTTAAGTCAAAAAGTAAATCCACAATTAACACAAACAATGAAGTTATTATACGAAGATGAATTAGCAAGAGCATTGGCAGAAGATGGCTCTGCAGCTAGTACATACATAACTCCTAAGAATTATTACCCGAATATATAATGGCAACTGGAAAATACGCAAAAGCAATATCAGATAGATCGGGAATGGAATTTCCATATAAAGAAATGGTCCATGAATGGAATGGTATGTTTGTACATAAATCAGAATTTGAACCTAAACATCCACAACTTCAACCAAAAGCTCATGGTGGAGATTTTCAAGGATTAATGGATACTAGACCAGCAAGAGCAGAAAACGATGTTGCACAATTATTACCACATGATCCATTTACAACTTATGCGGCATCATCAGGTATTATAAATGTTTTTGCACCAGATCATGGTTTAACAAATGGGTCTACATATAGATTTAGAGGTGCACCAACAGTTTCAAATGGTTCTGCAGCGTATGGTAATCCAGCTAGCTTTGATGGCATAGCAGGATCAAACATTGCATATGCTTCAGGTTATGCTATTACTACAGGTAAGTATGTTAGCGGTAGTAGAGACACAGATAAAACAACAGATTATTTTTATTTTACAGTTAACACAAACACTGCAACAGCAGGGGAAGTTAGAGGAGGAGGGTTTCCGGTTTCAATAGGACCAGTTACTTTATCAGCATAATGGCAGGATTTACTTACGCAACATTAACAACAGCAATTCAAAATTATACGGAAGTTGGAACTTCGGTATTATCAAGTACTATTACCGATCAATTTATAGATAATTCAGAACTTAGAATTCAAAGAGATATCCCAATTGATGCAGATCGAAAAGAAATGCTTGGAAATTTAACAGCTTCAAAAGATAATGTTTATGCTCCTGCAGGAACTTTATTTGTTAGAGGACTTCAAGTTTATACTTCAACAACGGCTGCAACTGGAGCTAATAGCTGGCTTGAGAAAAAAGATATTAGTTATTTAAGAGAATACGATGCAGCTGAAACAACTACTGGCACACCAAAATACTATGCTATGTCAGGAGGAGCAGAAGGAACGGGAGCAACTTCTTCAGGAAGAATTACAATTGTGCCAACACCTTCCTCAGCTTTTATGTACAAAATTCATTATAATGCTAGACCAACAGGATTGAGTTCAGCAAATACAACAAGTTATTTAAGTCTTAATTTTGGCAATGGACTTTTATATGCATGTCTAGTAGAAGCATTTAGCTATTTAAAAGGTCCAATGGATATGCTACAATTATACGAACAAAAATATCAAACCGAAGTACAAAAATTCGGTGGAGAACAAATAGGTAGAAGAAGACGAGACGATTATACGGACGGCGAACCACGTATACCCGTTCAGTCTCCGACACCGTAAGGATTAAATTATGGCAACACTAACAACAACTATCAAAGAAGCAATCACTCTTAACAACATAGATTATGGATCGGAAAGATCTTTAGATATTTCTAGTATCAATGAAGTTGTAAAAAGAGTTGTAACCGCATCAACAACAGAGTGTGGATTAATAGGATTTTTATCAGCATTAAGTAGTGTAGGTGTATCCGCTAATAAAATTGGTTATGTTGCAGGAATGTTTGATGATGGTGATGTAAGATATATTAGAATTACAAATTTAGATTCATCAAATCATATTATGTTAACTTTTAGAGATGAAGATAACACAGAATTTAGAATGAAGGTTGACGCTGGTCACTCGTTTATTTATCCAGGTGATAATAGTGGTGGACTTGTTGATACGATGAAAGCATCGGGATCAGCTTTAGCGTCAGGTCTTTCCGACTTAGTAGATATTACAGTAGACACAGATACAGCATCTTGTGATGTTGAAGTATTTGTAGGGAGCGCTTAATGGCATCGACATATACGGATATTGGAACAGAGTTAATGACCACTGGCGAGAACGCCGGTAACTGGGGAACAAAAACTAATACAAATTTAAAAATTATAGAAGAAGCAGTTCGTGGTTATGTAGCAGTATCTGCTAATTCAGACCAAACTTTATCTTTGACAGATGGTACAATAGGTGATTCTATAAGAAACGCTGTTATTGCTTTTACAGGTACATTAAGTGCTAATAGAACAATAACTGTTCCTTCTGCAGAAAAATGGTGGATCATGGATAACCAAACTGCAGGAGCTTACACACTTACAGTAAAAGTATCTGGTCAAACTGGAATTACTTGGGGAGCATCTGATAAAGGAACAAAAATTTTATACTCTAATGGTACTGATATTGTTGATACAAATATTGGTGGTGGAGTTGGTGGACATGATTTAAATGGAGAAGAATTAATTTTAGATGCAGATGCTGATACAAGTATTACATCAGACACAGATGACCAGATAGATATTAAAATTGCAGGAGCAGATGATTTTCAATTTACTGCAAATACTTTTACAGCGCAATCTGGTAGCACAATTGCTGCACAAGCATTAACAGCTACTACAGTTACAGCTAGTGGTATTGTAAAAACAGATGACACTACTGAAGCAACTTCTACAACAGATGGATCATTACAAACTGATGGTGGATTATCTGTAGCAAAAGATGCAGTGCTTGGTGATGATCTTAAATTATTAAGTGACTCTGCTGTATTAAGTTTTGGTGCAGATTCAGATACAACTTTAACTCATACAGATGGTACAGGGTTAACTTTAAATGGTGCAAACAAACTTCTTTTTAGAGATACTGGTTTAACAATTGGTTCAAACGCTGATGGAGATTTAGATATTGTATCAGACGGTACAGCTGTTGATTCTATTAATGTAGAATCTGCTGGTGGTATTACTCTTGATGCAGGTACAGCAGGTAGTGGTGTTATTTACGAAGATGATGGCACTGAAATGTTTCGTATTTTTAATTCATCAAGTGATGTAATTTTACAATCAAAAGTTTCAGATAAAGATTTAATAATTAAAGGTAATGATGGTGGATCAGATGTAACGGCTTTAACATTTGATATGTCAGATGCTGGTAAAGCTACGTTTGGTGGTAATGTAGTTGTAAGTGGAGATCTTACAGTATCTGGTGATGATATTACTATGGGTACAAACACTGCAGGTAATTTATTAGTTGCAGATGGTACAAACTTTAATTCAATAGCAGTTAGTTCATTATCAGAAATATCAACAGCAGCTAGTGGTGATCTTTTATTAGCAGTAGATGTTTCAGGTGGTGGACTTAAAAAAATTGCAAGGTCAACAGTTGTTGCAGGACTTGCAACAGATAGTGCAATAGCAAATGTAGTGGAAGATACAACGCCTCAATTAGGTGGTAATTTAGATACTAATTCACAAAACATTTTAATAGATGATGCACATTTTATTGCAGATGAAAATGGCAATGAACAAATAATATTTCAAACAACAGGTTCAGCAGTTAATCAATTTGATGTAACTAATGCTGCAACAGGTGGTGCTCCGCTATTATCAGCAACAGGTGGTGATTCTAATATTGATCTTGAAATACTAGCAAAAGGTACAGGGCATGTAACAATTAAAGGTGGTACTAATTCAGGTGCTATTCAATTTAATTGTGAATCTAATTCACATGGTCAAATTGTAATTGCACAACCTCACTCGGCTGCTGTTACAAATACTTTAACTTTACCAGCAGGTTCTAGTTCAACTTTAGTATCTTTAGTTTCAACAGATACACTAACAAACAAAACTTTAACTACACCGGTAATTGCAGAAATAGATTCTGGTGCTGATATTACTTTAGATGCAACAGCAGATATAGTTTTAGATGCAGCAGGTGGAAATATAGAATTTAAAGATGCAGGAACTACACAATTAACATTAGATATGGATGGCACTGCAAATGCTCAAGTAATTCAATTACGTGTAGACACTGATGATTTAATATTTAAACAATTTGATGGAACAACTGTATTAACTTTAGATGATGATACAACAGTTAAAGTTGCAACAGATTTAACAGTTGGTGATGACGTTGGTTTAATTTCAGATGCAGCAGCTTTAACTTTTGGTGCTGATAGTGAGGTTACTTTAACTCACGTTCACAATGATGGATTATTACTTAATACTGACATGCAACTTCAATTTCGTGATTCTGCAATCAATATTAGATCAGACGCTGATGGTGACTTAGATATTAACGCTGATGATGAAGTTGAAATTAATTCAACTTTAATAGATGTTAATGGAAATCTAGATGTCAGTGGTACAATTGTTGGTGCAAGCACATTAAGTGCTACAACAGGAACATTTAGTGGTGTTTTAAAAACAGATGACGACTGATGGATCACTACAAACTGATGGTGGATTGTCTGTAGTTAAAGATGTAATTTTAGGTGACGACTTAACACTTATTAGTGATGCTGCTGTACTTAAATTTGGTGCTAACGCAGAAGTTACTTTAACTCACGTTCACAACGACGGTCTATTATTAAACACTGATATGCAACTTCAGTTTAGAGATTCTGCTATTAATATTAGATCAGATGCTGATGGCGATTTAGATATCAATGCTGATGACGAACTTGAACTTAACTCAACTTTAATTGATGTTAATGGAAATTTAGATGTTAGTGGAACCCTTACACAAGCAGGAGTTGCTACATTTTCTTTAGCAGCTAATGTTGCACAAGTAGCAATTACTTCATCATCGAACGCAATTGCTTGGGACGCAAGTGCTGCAGCAAACGCATACCATATAACAACAGAAAACACTACTTTCTCTGCACCAAGTAATGCAGTAGAAGGTGCTTTTATTTGTGTTGAAATTAATTATAATGGTTCTCACACAATTGCTTTTAACACAGTATTTGAGTTTGCGGCATCCACGGCCCCTACGACAACAGATACAGATGGTAAAACAGATATTTTAGTATTTAGATATTCAGGTGCTGTTTGGCAAGAAGTAGGTAGAACATTAAATTTAAGTGAAAGTTAGGATATAATATGCATGCAATAATAACAGACGGATCAATATCAAAAATTATTAATCACCCTAAACCTTTGGTTATAGGAGATGTTCAATATCCAGCTAGAATATTTTCTGTATGGACTGCAAGTGAATTAGCAGCTATTGGAATTATAGAAATAACTTTTAATAATGCTAAGAAAAAAGATGAAGCGTATTATATTAATACCAATCAAACTTTTACGTACGATGCAGACGCTGGAACCGTGACGGCAACTTATGGTGATGCTACAGCTAAAGCACATGCAGATGCTAATGCTACTGATGCTGATGGTAATGATTTAGATCCAGTAATAGTTATACCTGGATTAAAAACACAAAAAATTAAAACAGTTAAATCTCAAGCTGCTGGAATATTACAAGATACTGACTGGTATATAATTAGAAAAGCTGATGCAGATACTGATGTGCCTTCAGCTATTACAACATTTAGAGCAGCAGTTAGAACTAAAGCTGCAGC